CTTTATATTCAAGGAGTGGGATATAAAGTTTGATAGTGAGAGGCGGTGTTCTGTGTATTGTATTGAGGTAATTCCTGAAACTGTTGGGATGTTCACAGGGTTTTATGATGAAACTGGGAAAGCGATTTATGAGGGTGATATAGTCCAACTTGACATAGATGATGGCCTTCTTGGTGTTGTCTTCTGGAATAAAAATATCGGGTGTTGGGATGTGCGAGATAATGAAGGTATGACCTATTGGGATGTTTATACTGGGTTGCCACCTTTGAAAGTGAATAATGTATGGGTTATTGGTTCTATTCACGACAATCCTGAAATTTTGGAAAGGAGGTAATCATGATAACTGAAAGATACATCAAGATGTGTGAGAAGGCAGAGGAGATACAGAGGGAGTGGAAACCTCAAGAAGGAGATTTCTGTATAGTCAAAGGGTATAAAAAAGTCTTTGTTGTTTTTCAGGATGCAGGGGTGGATGATTTCGGAGTTCCATGCCTGATTGCAGGACATAGGTGCCTTGATAAAAGACAAACCATCTGGCTACCCACCCAGGAGCAGTTGCAGGAGATGGTGTTGGAATGGTATCAGAAAAAAAATCTTTATGATGTAAATGACAGTAACACTCTCTTTTTGAGGTTGAGAAACTTCTGGATGGAAGGTGTTTATCAAGAGGCTATTCTTCAGTTTGGAACTATGAACGAACTCTTGCTTGCCTTTGTGATGTGGGAGAGGTATCAAAAGGTCTGGGATGATGAAAAAGAGGAGTGGGTGAAAGGAGAGTGCAATGGTTATAGGCATTGACCCCTCATTCACAATGACAGGTGTATCGGTTCTGGATATAAGAGATGAAGGGACACGGTTTTCTGTTCATTGTATCAAGCCACCGGGGGTGATAGCAGGGAAAGGAAGTCCTCAAAGTGAGCAGGTCCAGGACATCATAAGACGTATTGATGTAATCTGTCGTGAGGTTGTCAAGTATATACATCTTGCGGAAATCAGGTATCACAAATCACCCAGGGGTGTTTTGGTTGAAGTTCCAAGACAATATAAATATAGGAGAAGGTCTGGCAAAACGAATACAAAAAGCCTGATGGTGCTTTCACTCTTGGTCGGTTCTCTGATAGGTGTATTGAAACAAAAAGGGTATGAGGTCGTCGGGTTGCCGACGGGTGGTGGTATTCCCAAAAAGGAACTCGGGTTTGATTTGTTGAGGGGTTGGGGTTTTGAGTTCCAGGCCAATCGTGGGTTTGACAACTCGGATGCTCTCATTGTGGCTCTATATGGGGGTATGATGTTCGGCCTCATACCCAGGGAGATAGCAAAGCCTATTGACAGGCTGGATGTTTAATGGTATAATTCAGTAGTATTTTCCCCTTCTTTGTTTTTTTCTGTTAACCCCCTCCAGAATTGGGGGGGTATTTTTTTGAAATTATCCCTTGACAAACACATAAATGTAGTGCAAAATATAAGTATGGGAAAGAAACAAATCAAGGTTGAGAGGGTCTCTCTTGATAGCCTTTCGTATCTGGAAGGCAACCCCAGGAAGTTATCAAAAACCGTAAAGAAGAGACTCAAGGATAGCATATCCCAGTTTGGGTATATCAGTCCTGTAATCATAGACACAAAAAACCGTATCATTGCGGGTAATCAGAGGGTCAAAGTATTGAGGGAACTCATTCAGGCAGGGCAGAGGGTTCAGGGTGTTGAGAATGGGGAGATAACCGCAGTTCGTTTGGTCGGGTATAGTGAAGAGGAGCTGAAGATATTCTCCCTTGCAGAAAACAAAATCCGTGGGGATTGGGATACAGATAAACTTGTGGATTTCATTAAAGGGATAGAGGAAAAAATCACAAATGTTGATGACATCTTCCTTTCTGGCTTTTCAAAGGTTGAGATAGACAGGGTATTGGAAGAGGTTGTCAAAAAACAAGAAGAGCCTGAGTTCACATTTACCCAGGAAGTTCTGGATGAAAGCAATTATATCCTATTCGTATTCAATAACAGTTTTGATTGGGAGTTCATTAAGAATGAGTTCAATATCCGACCTGTATTTGCAAAGGATAGCAAAAAGGGGTATGAAAGGATGGGTATCGGTCGGGTTCTGGATGGTCGGGTGCTTATCAACAAATTAAAAGGGGGTAAAAAGTGAACTATGCAGTCTGTATTCCTTCAAAGGGTCGGGCTGGTATAGTATCAACAACTCAGTTTTTCAACTCGGTTTATATATTCGTTCCTGAGGATGAAGTCAAGGAATATCGGGTCTATGAAAGGACAGGGCATAAAGTGATAGGTGTTCCTTTATCCGTCAGGGGGATAACAGCAACGAGAAACTTCATTCTGGATTGGGTAAAGGAACAGGGGTTTAAGTATCATATCCAAATAGATGATGATGTGGAATATTTTTATTACTTTGAGAATACAGAAAAAATTATAAAGACTGATAAGGATTGGATTGATTGGCTTATCACAAGGTTTTTCATTCTGATTGAGGACATGGGGGTTTACCTTTGGGGTTTGTCTTTGGGGCCTGATAAGAAGTTTTATAGGGAATATTCTCCTTTTTCTTTGGTTTCTGTTATCGGGGCAAATCTGTTTGGTATCAAAGATAATCCTATCAGGTTTGATGAGAGGCTCAAGGTCAAGGAAGATTATGACTATTCTCTTATGCATCTATATAAATACGGTGTCAAGGTCAAGCATTACTCAAACCGGGGTGGTTGTGTATCGTATAGGACTGCAGAGGTTGAAGAGGAAGCATACCGTATCCTCAGGAAAAAATGGGGGAAGATAATAAAGAGGCAGAGAGGTAAAACAATAGGTCTCTCTGTTGAGAGTCCATACAGGGGGATATGATGAGGAAGAAGAGGTCGGGCAGGAGATACGGAAGGGATACAAAGCTCAATCAGTCAATCATTGATAAGGCTTCTGCTCTTCTGCAAAAAGGGGTTTTTGAGTGTACAGTCTTCAATCTTTTGGGGATACCCTCTTCAACCTGGTATATGTGGAAGGAAAGGGGCAGGCAGGATAGAGAGCAAGGGGTTCAGTCAATATATGTGGAGTTCCTGGAGGCAATAGAGAAGTCGGAAGCGTATGCAGAAGTCAAGAGTATAGAGGATGTCAAGGCAGCCGGAGAAGCAGGGGATTGGAGAGCCTCTGCTTGGTTTTTGGAGCGTAGATTCCAAGATAGATGGGGGCATAAAATTGGGATGGACATATCGGCGGATGTCAATGTTGAATATGTAGTCGTTGAGGCAAAGGAAGCGGTCAAGTTCCTCAAAGAAGGAGAGGGTGAAAAATGAGGGTGGTCTTGCCTGTTGTTCATTCAGAATTGATACCTGATAGTACAAAGTATCAGTTCTGGTATGGTTCAAGGGGTGGTGGCAAGACTGCAACCGCAATATTGAAGATGTATCTATGGACTGTAAAGTATAACCTCAGGGCAAAAATAATGAGAAGGTTCAGGGTGGATTTATACAGGTTGACTCTCTTGGATATAGAGGAGATTTTATCACATTACAATATACCTTATGAGTTAAAGAAGAGTGAAGGGAAGATATATTTTAAGCGAGGGTATTGGGTTTTACAGGGGTATTATGTTACAGGGTCGGGGAAGAGAGAAGAGAAGATAAAAGGGGGCAATTGGGATATGATATGGCTTGAAGAGGTTACCGAGTTCACAGAAAAGGAGTTCAAGGAAACTATTCTCACCCTCCGGGGTTCAAAGGGTGTCAATATCTGTTTGATGACCTTTAACCCTCCTGCAAGTTCTAATCATTGGATATATAGTTTTTATGAGTATCAGGAGAAGAGAGGGCTTGCAAAAAAGGTGTTTTTCAGTTATAAGGATAATCCCTATTTGCCTGAGGATTACAGACGAGTTCTGGAAAGTTTGAAGGATGAGGACATAAACCTATACAGGAGATATGTTGAGGATGGTTGGGGTTTTGATTTTGAAGGTGAGAGGATATATACAGATTGGGAAGTTGGAGAGGTTAATCCTGATACCATAACAGAATGGGTCGGGGGGATAGATTGGGGATATATTCACCCAACCGTGTTTGTATTGGTCGGGTTCTCTGGTGATATGGTGTATATAGCGGATGAGTTCTATATCAAGGGTATGGTTGATGTTGAGCCTCTTGGGGAAGCAATTCGCAATAAATGTGCAAAGTATGGGGTAGATGTAAGGGACTTAATAATCTATGCTGACCCATCAGACCCTGATAAGATTGAGGCTCTCCGTAGGTTGGGTTTTTGGGTAAAGAAGGCAAAAAAGGATGTCTTGGCAGGTATATATGCGGTGAAGAGGTTCAGGGTGGTGGTCAATCCTGATTGTGTCGGGGTACGCAGGGAGATGGGGGGATACGTATGGCAGAAGGATAGGTCGGGACAAATAGTGGAAGTCCCTGTAAAGATGAATGATGATGGCATGGATGCAATCAGGTATGCCGTATATAGTTCAGAGAAGTCACGAAGCAGGAATAATATAAGGGGGGCTTATGTGGTTTGATAAGATATTCAGAAGGGGGAAGAGGAAAGGTATAACTCTTGAGGAGTGCCTTTCTGAAATGGAAAGAAGAGGGTTCAGGGTGGAACAGTTTTGGAATGAAGTTGGGGAAGCATATCGGAAACATTGGGTTTTTGCAGGTCTTGATAGGATTTCAAAGGCCGTGGCAATGAGGCAGTATAAGATATTCAAAGGGGATAAGGAAGTCACAGAGGGAGCAGTTTATGATAGAGTGGCAAGGCCTGGTGGTGGTCTATCATATTGGGACTATATGTATATTTCAACCTTCTTGACCTATGTGGATGGCGAGGTCTTCTGGTATAAGATGAGGTCGGGCAAAAATCCTCTTGGATACTTTTTGGTTCGTGGTGGCAAGATTGATATTGTGAGGGATGAGAAGACAGGGGTCAAGTTGGGGTATGTTGTTTATCAGGGAAAGGAGAAGTTCCGAATTGACAACAATGAGATGGTCTGGATTAAAATGCCTGATGTAACAAATCCGTATGGTCGGGGCAAGGGGATTTTGGATGTATTGAAGCCTGCAAGGGAGAGGTACGAATATATGAGTGCGTATGAGTTCTCTCTCTTAAAGAAGGGTCGGCCTTCCCTTGTTATATCAGGTTTTGAAGACTATAATGAAATGAAAAGGGTGATTGATGACCTTAATTCTGCATTAAGCAAGGTTGAGAAGATGGGGGCAATAATAGGTGTATTGAAGGGACAGCAGGCACAGAAGGTAACCTTTTCACCTTCCGAGATGGATTTCACAAATACAAAGAAGATAACAAGGGAAGAGATAGCAGGGATATTGGGGCATCCCCTTGCCTTGTATGGTATAACGGAGCAGGTGAATAGGGCAAATATGGAAACAGCAATGAGGATGTTTGAACTCTTCACAGTGATACCTCTTCTTGTTCGTTTTGAATATGCTTGGAATGAACTCCTCAAGGATGAGGGGATAAGATACGAGGTGAATAAAGAAGTGATGAGTGATACAGATACAGAGGACAGGCGAGTGATGAATGGAGTAAGGCTTGGGATAATCACGAGGAATGAGGCAAGGAACAGATGGGGGTTTGAGCAGGTTCAGGATGGCGATGTGTATCTGGTTCCTGCGACAATTCTGGAAGAGGGACAGAGGAAAGGGGCAAATAGTGGGCAAAAGGATGTCAATATACAAATAAAAAAGTCTCTGGATGAGAGAGGGCTCAAGTTCTGGATTGGTCACATAAGGCTCTTCAATCAATATTCAGAGAGTATGCAAGAGAAGGTGGTCAAGTTCTATAAGGATATATTCAACCGTGTTCTCAAAAATATGCGGGTATATGAGAAGGCAGAAAATGGGGAGAAGAAACTCAAGGATATAATAAAGGGGCTTGAAATCTTCCTCATAGATAAGGAAACAGGGGTCAATATGTGGTATGAGAGAACAGAGGATGTAATCAGGACAAGTGCAGAGGGTTCGGCTTTGTATCGTGCGGCAAGTATAGGTGCAACAATCAATGTTGAGAATGTCAACCTCAGGGTATTGGAGAAGTTCAGAAGTTTAAGAGAGTTCTATAAAAATACGACTGTTGACTATGTTCTGGATTGGATGAGAGAGAATATTGAAGAGGGGCTTGAGCAGGGGCTTTCAATCAAGGAGATAGTGAGAAAACTCAAGGATGAATTTCCTTCACTGGGGAGGCATGCACGGACTGTGGCAAGGACAGAGATAAAAAAGGCGACAGGTCTTGCGGATTTTGAGGTCTTCAATGAGGTCGGGGCTGGGCAAAAGCAATGGTGGACTGCCTTGGATGAGAGGGTGAGGGATTGGCATCTATCGGTGCATGGGCAGATAGTTCCGGTCAATCAACCGTTCATTGTAGATGGTGAGGAACTGATGTATCCAGGTGATTTTGGAGGCAGTCCACACAATGTAATAAATTGTAGATGTGTAATGGTTTTGCCTGAAGAGTAATGAAAGGGGGTAATATGGGAGATGTAAAGAAAAATGAAACAAAGGAAGTTCAGGAAGTAACAAAGGGGTATGTCCTCAATCTTGTAGAGGTTTTGAAGGGTGAAGGAGAAGGCGAGGATGAATATATTTTTGACATCACTGTTCAGAAGCCTGATATTGATAAGGAAGTGATACTCGTGAAAGGTGCAATCCTTGACAGATATGAGGAGAATAAAATCGTCCTTGCAGACCATAACCTGTCGGTTCAAGCAATCGTGGGCAAATCAGTTTGGGTCCGTAAATATAATGACAGGATAAGGGCAAAGTTGGTGTTTGCAGATACAGCGTTTGGGCAGTATGTGAAAAAACTGGTTGATGGTGGTTTTCTGCGTGCAGCAAGTATCAGGTTCAGGCCGTATGAGTGGGTGGAAGGTGAAGAGGTCAAGGAGTATGGATATGACCCTGGGCAAGTGGTAAGGGTGTATACAAAATGGGAGCTGTTGGAGTGGTCTATTGTGACAGTTCCTGCAAATCCGAATGCTCTCAAAGTGGAGAAGGTGGTCAAGGATGGGGAAACAAAAGCCGTGAATAATCAGGAAGGACAGGAAGAGGTGAAAGGTGCGACACCGTATCAGGACTATGATATAGTGGATGAAAAATGGGATAAGGGCAAGGCTGTACAGCAGATAAGGAAGTGGGCAAGTTCTGATGGTTCCGGGGATACCGACAAGATTGATTGGGGTAAAATGAAAAAAGCATATATGTGGTTTGATAGTACAGAGCCTGAGAAGATTACATCGTATAAACTTCCCTATGTGTATATCAAGGATGGTAAGCCTGTTGCCGTGAAGAGGGCAATAATCAGTATAGTGGCTGCAATAATGGGTGCTCGTGGTGGTGTCAACATCCCTGAGAAGGATAAGAGGGCAGTATATAATCATTGTAAGAAGTACTATGCAAAAATGGGGATGGAGATACCTGAATATAAGGATGTTCTTTGGGTGGTTCAGGTGACAGAGGCAATGATTGAAGATGCAATTGATGAGGTGAAAAAATCCCTTGACAAAAGGGATGATGAGGTGCAAAATAATAATGAGCCTGAGGTATCAGGCCAGGGAGATATGGCTGGAGATACACAGGCAGAAGGGGTTGAAGATGAAGATGTGGTTGTAAAGGTTTTGGGGGCAATGGTTGAAACACTTGAAAAGATGAAAGGGGGTCAAGATGGATGAGAAGAGGGCACAGGAACTAATAGAAAAAATCAAGCAGGGAGTGACCGAAGAGGTCAAAAAGGAGATAGAGAAGGAGCTCAAGGAGAATATCATCCCTCAGTTCACAAAGGGAGTGGATGACAAGAAAAAGGCGAGTGAGACTTTCAGGGATATAATCAAGGCTCTTTGGAACAATGATTGGGGTCAGGTGAAGTCTCTGACAGAAACAGATGAAGGTGGAGCATTCATACCCACAGAGGTTTCAAAGGAAGTGGCAAGACTGATGGGACAAGTTGGTCTGGTGAGAAAAGCAGGGGCAAGGGTATTCAGTCTGAATAATCCTACAAAAGTCCCTGTTTTTTCTGGTGCAACACTTGGGTCTTTTACGACAGAAGGTTCAACCCTGACAGCGGTGAGTGATACTCTGTTCAGCGAGGTGGATTTCAAGCTTCACAAGTATATCTCCATCATCCCTATGAGTGTGGAACTTCTGGAAGATGCTCCAGGGCTGGTTGACCTTCTCACCGTTCTGGTAGCGGAAGACCTTGCGGCAAGGGAAGATTATGCCTGTCTGATGTTTGATACAGCAAGCGGAGACCCTTGGGATGGTATAATCAAGGTTGCAGATAATGTGTATACTCTCACCGGGGATATAACCGATGGGACTTGGGAAGACCTCGTCAAGTTGAGGGATGCAGCACCCTATCAGGTGAAGTATTCAGGGGCATATTTTATGCATCCTTCTGTGTGGTCTTTTTATCAGAGTTTCAAGGACTCAACGAACAGGCCTATTTTTGACCTTGAAAAGAACACCTTTGCAGGCAGGCCTGTCTTTGAGGTTCCATTCCTTCCTGCGAAGGGTTCAACCTCTGGTGGAAAGGCAGTCGTGGTATATGGAGACTTCAAGTATCTCTGGATAGGTGAGAAGGGTGGGCTCTCCCTGGAAGTGATGAGGGAAGCGACAATCGGGTCAACAAAACTTGGTGAGAAGGATTTCAGGGCACTCAAGTTCAGGAAGAGGGAAGGTGCAGTCGTTGTCAAGACAGATGCTTTTGCAGTTATGAAAACCGCAGCCTGATAAAAGGGGGCAATATGAAGGTTAAAATGCTTAAAAATGTTCTCCTTGGTGGCAAACCTGACAGAAGGTTTGAGAAGGGTCGCATCTATGAGGTTGATAAAAAGACCTTCCAGGCTCTCTCTGGTCTTTGTGAGCCGGTGAGGGATGAGGAGAATAAAGACAAGGGAGCAGAGCCTGTTGCAGGGGTCAATAAATAATCTGTCTCTTATACACATCTCCGAGCCCACGAGACTAGGCATGATCTCGTATGCCGTCT